AGCGTTATGAAGACGCGGTGGAATTGCTGGTGCGGGTGGCGCGCGGGGAAGTGACGCTGGGCCTGGCGGCGGACAACGCCGAGCCGGCGGCGGCTGGGGGATCGGTGGTGACGCAGGCGGGTGGCGATGCGGGCGGCGAACTGCCGCAACGGATATTCGATCGTGGAACGCTCAAAGGCTACTAACTCTGGAAGCGCGGATAATTAACCGCGAGAAGGAAAAAACAATGCGAGTGAAATTCATCTGCATGAAAGCGGAAAAGACCGATAGCTGGCATCCGGGCCGCGTGGTGCATAGCGCCCGGCTGGTTCCAGTGATCGACGATTCGGCGGAGGCCCACGAGAATTTCGCCGAGCCGCCAGCGGGAACGATTGAGCTGAATGCCATGGCGGGGGAGCGATTCAAGATCGGGCGCACGTATTCGGTCTACTTCGAAGAGCTGATGCCGGAGTCGCGCTAGGCGTCTCGAAGAGTCGGGGTCAGCCGGAGGATTGAGAGAAGAAGCAGATGGGAGCAGTCGTACTAGACAGTCCGTGGCTGGGCCAAACTTTTACGCCACCGACGCCGCTCGATATCGAGACGATCGAAAAGGCTGTGGTCAACCGATTGAACGCTGAGATCAGCGGTATCGAGATCGCGCATTTTCCGGATCAGCCCGAGGCGTATCGGATGACGCATCGGATTGGCGCGGCGCTGGTGCGCTACGAAGGGGCAGAGTACGGAAAACTGATCGACAGCGCGGCGATCGTGCAGGAACGGAGGTTAAAGTTCGAGGTCACGGTAATGATGCGCGACCTTGGATGGAACTTCGGGGGAGAGGCGAGCGGCGGCACGCCCGGGGCCTACGCAACGATCGAGTCGGTGCGCGCGGCGCTGACGGGCTTTCGAGTACCAGGGTGCGAGAAGACCTACCCGGTGCGCGAACGCTTCCTGAAGCGCGACAAACAGGGCGGCACGTGGATTTACGCAATCACGTTTGCGATGTGCACGGTTGCGGTCGAACCATCGACGCCGGACAGCTATCCATTGCTTACGCTCGCGCGCGCTCAGGAACAGGGTGGCGTCACCGCGGTCGAAACCGCGCCGACGCTATACACCTTCGATTCCGGCGGGCAGATCCAACTTCTCAACGCCGATGTGTCAGCACTAGTGGTGACGAATTCGACGAACAGTGCGATCTACGTCAACGGCAGGGACTACACACTGGACGCGGTCAACGGAATAGTCGTACGGATACCAACTGGAGCGATCGCGGCCGGAGCCTCAGTCGCAATCGCATATACATACGCCGACATCGTAACGGCGGCAGCAAATGGGGGCAGCGCGCCAACCGCACCAACCAACTGAGGCATCGCGCACGAGGACAACGATTAGCCAGTGTATTCGCGGCTTATAGTCTGCCGCCGATACGCCGACACGCGACGGCACCCCGCACGCGCCAGTGTAGTCGCGCTGGCGGGGCTCCGGTAGGAAAACCCGACAACTGTTTGGCACCGCGGCCAGCTTCGAGAAAGGCGCCCGCGTGCCACTGAGGTGACGCATATGCCTGCATCCTTCCTGCATGGAGTAGAGGTACTGGAACTCGCGACCGGTCCGGCGCCGATCACGGTGGTGAAGTCATCGGTAATCGGCCTGGTGGGCACGGCGCCATATTGGGCGCTAACTTCACCGGCAGGGGCACCGGGAATAAATGCGCCGAGGTTGGTGAGCTCGGCGCAGGACGCAGTTCAGTTCGGTCCGGCGGTGCAGGGCTACACGATTCCATACGCGCTCAATGCGATCCTGGGGCAAGGGGCGGGACAGGCAATCGTGGTGAACGTTTTTGACAACACCGAGCATACCAGCGACATCGTCGCATCGCAGAGGTTCAGTGCGGCGGGGGCGATCAATCTTGGGCACATGGGTGTCACGAACGTGACGGTGATGCCAACGACGGCGGCCGCCGTAACCAGCGAGGCCCACACATTTGGCGGAACGCCTGCCACGGTACAATTGGCGCACGGAAATGTGCAGGCGTCGTCGATAGTGTTAACGAGCAGTCCCGCCGGCACGAACTATATGCAGGGTACTGACTATCTAGTGAACGCGCGGACGGGTCTGCTGACACGAATAGCGGGCGGCGGCATCGGCGCGACCGAGGCCGTGCTGGTGAGCTACAGTTACTATTCGGGGACGCCTTACATTGCACTGACTGACTACACGAGCGATCCGATCAACGGCGTGGTGACGCTCGCGGTGGGCGGCGGAATCGCGGCGGGAGCGACGGTGATCGCGTCATTCAGTTATGCCGACCCGAGCAAAGTCCAGGACTCGGATATAATCGGCGCAGTCAGCAATGCCGGTTACACGGGCCTGCAGGCCTTGTTGACGACGTACGGCACGATGGGCTTCTTCTCGAAGCTTTTGCTCGCGCCTGGATACTCCCAGAACGGAGGGGTAGCGACGGCAATGATCGCGATCGCCGAGAGTCTGCGCGGGATGGCGCTGATCGATTCGCCAGCTAACACTCCAGCCGGGACCGCAATTGCCAATCGTGGAGTGGCGGGAAATGCCTTCGACACCAGCTCGACACGGGCAATCCTCTGTTATCCGCAGGAGACGTTTTTCGACATCGGCCTGGTGCCCACCGGTGTCACTTTGAATGGCTCGAGCCCGGTTCAACTGGTGGCGAATCAGACCTCGGTCGGGCCGTATTCGCAGTGGGTGGCAGGGGCAATCGCGTTGAAGGACCTGCAGAACGGCTACTGGTGGTCGCCGTCGAATACGCAGGCAAATGGCATTCTCGGACCGGACGTCACGTTATATGCGTCGCTTTTGGACGCGGCCTCGGACGTGAACAATCTGAACGCGGCGGGCATCTTGACGGTGTTCAACGCATTCGGGACCGGACTGCGGGTCTGGGGGAACCGCTCGGCCGGCTATCCGACGATAACCACGCCGGACAACTTTATCAGCGTTCGGCGAACGATGGATGTGATCGAGGAATCGGTGCAACTGTCGATGTTGCAGTTCATCGACCAACCAATCAAATCAGCAACGCGCTGATAACGGCGATCCTGGCAAGCGTGAACGCGTTCATTCGGACATTGATTCAGCGCGGGGCACTGGTAGCCGGCTCCTCAAGCTACAATCCAGCCGAGAATCCTCCAGACCAGATTGCGGCCGGGCACCTGGTATTCGATATCGACGTAATGCCTCCGCCGCCGGCTGAGCGACTGAGCTTCACGGTATACATTGACACAACCCTTCTGAGCCAGCTCGGAAATTCATCCGCGCTGACCGGTACGGCGCTGACTGCCTAATCGTTTACGACACCAGGGCGAAGTTTCCGCACGGGGCGCCGTGCGTGGCGCGGCAAGGATACAGCAATGGACATATCGGTAAATCGAATAGCAAACGCCAATATCTACATGGATGGCACCGGGCTATTGGGGCGAGCGGAAGAGATCCAGGTCGCCCAACCGCACCATCGGATGGTGGATCACAAGGGGCTAGGGATGGCGGGTACTGCAGAGTTCTGGGCGGGGGTCGAAAAACTTGAGGCGAAGATCAAGTGGGCATCGCTTTACCCAGAGGTTCTGGCGGCGGCCGGAAGTCCGTTCGTCTCCCATTCCTTCCAGGTGCGCGGAAGCATAGCTCAATATACCAGCCAAGGGCGTAATGCCGAGCTACCCGTAGTCTATCTGATGACGGGCGTTTTCAAAGACGCGGGGGCTTTCACATTCAAACAACATGAAAATGTCGATTCGACATCGACGATCTCGGTCTATCATTCGGAGCTCTACGTGGCCGGCGCCCAGATGCATCTGTACGACGTGCTGGCGAATATCTATGTGGTGAATGGCGTGGATCAGCTCGCGCAGTATCGCACGAACATCGGCGGCTGAGGTATGGCCAAAACCAAACCGCAGCGCACAACGCCTTGATGCATCCGTACGAACCGAGAGTGGGAAGATTGACACTGACAGACTGCATAATGCCCCAGGGAGAGAGCCCGGCGGTGGATTTCCGTTGCCGACGCTCCGACTTGAGTTTTGCTTCATATCCGAGTTCCCTCGCCCCTCTCTACCCTGGGTAATGTTCATTTGCGACGAGACCGCGAAAACAAAGTGGAGTGAGCTTTAATGAGTGTCGAATCAAGAACGATAACATTGCCGTCCGGACAAACGGCGGAAGTACGAAGAGGAAAGGGGCGCGATCTAATGCGTGCTCATCGTGCTGTGGTGGGTAATCCCGAACCGCTGTCAGTATCCTTCGCCCTGATAGCTGAACTGGTACGGGTGGAAGGGAAAGCGCTGGTTTACGAGGATATTCTCGAGATGGATCTGGACGACGTACTGACGCTCGAGGGAGAGGTTTCGGGGGCAGGCGAGTGCCAGGCAAATTTTCCGATCACCGCGGCGGCGCAGAAGGAGCAGACGGACTTCCCTCAGCCGCGGCGATCATCGGACTCATCGGGTACGGCTTCTCCCTTAGAGAGTTGCGACTAATGGAGTTGACCGAGATTAGCTATTGGGCAAGAGCAGTCGCCGAATATCTAACCGCGGCCAATTTACAACACGACCGATAGCGTCAAGAACCAATTGACCGCGTGCGGAGCAGAAATATGAGCCGTCGCCTATATTTGGGAAATATACACTTCGAAATGTCCGACACGGCACTGCGGGAGACGTTTGCGCGGGTGGGCGGCGTCGAGAACGCGGAGATCATCAAGGATCGATGGACGGGAACGTCACGAGGATTCGGCTTCGTGGAGATGATAACGGCGGAAGATGCGGAAGCAGCGATTGGCGAGCTCGACGGCATCGCAGTGATGGGGCGGGCGCTGCGCGTGGCTTTGGCGAAGCCGCGAGGTACCGAACGCACCAGCGGCGTGCCGGTTCAGCAATAGGAACGGAGCGAGCGAACGTGACACTCAGAAGCAGGCTTCGCTCCGGGAGCGCGCTGGAACCGCGCGCATCCAGAATCGGGGCTTTCGACAAGAGACGGCTAGACAGCATCATAATTTCTACCGACAGACTAATCGCGGCCCACGCATGGATGACCTCATTAGCAAGTCGCTACAGAAAGGTCGGCCACCTCGAACAATCGATCGTCAATGGCGCCAAGGGCTTCAATAGTAGTTCGGCCACCGATAAGCGCCGGGGGCGCACCCCTATGGCCAGGCCGAGCTTAACCGACACAAGCAAGCGAAATGACTATCTCCTTAACAATCGAACAGCGGTGAACCGGCTTTCCGGCCTGGCAACAAAAGTCGACGAGCTCTATAGCGTTCACGGACTCCCTCCGGCGATTGCGACCTTAACGAACGGCTCATTGCGTTCGCAATCCTTCGTAACACCGGGGACAAATGAGAAGGCGACATCTGCGACAGCCTACAATGGGTCGAGGCGTCAGATCAGTAAGGCATTCGGACGCCAGGCGGAAGCGTCGCAAATTCTCACGCGCTCGTCGCACAGACAATCCACCGGGGCGGAAGGTCGGCCGCTCGAGACGCAGGCTCAACTCACCGGTAATTCGAGCAAACGGCCGACGTTATCTATATTCAACTTTGAAGGTACAGTAGGCCGACACCTCAAGGGCACGGGAAGGCTAGCCGATAGTTCAGGCCGTTCGAGATTTACCGAAGCCGGCCAGGTCGGGCCGACAGCGATTGAAGGGGGCGCAATTCAACACCGGCGCTCCGCACTACTCGCCAGGCGGCTATCATACTTTCCCGCGTCGAGATTACCGCCCGCACGCAGGACGCAATTTGCCGGTCATAGCGACGGTCTTGGGATCGCGCTACAGCATTCGACAGCCTTTCAACTGAATTCGATGCGTTCGGTGGCACAAGCTAACAGAACACCGGGAGCACCACCCGCGGGCGCCATCTCGTCACGGTGGCGGGCGGACTGGCCGGCATCCGCTTGGCCCGAGATTTCCGGACATGCAGCATCCGCGATCAGGTCCGCAACTTCCAGGATGGGCGCAATCGAGGGATCCAGACCGGTAGTGGTCAATTTTTCTCCTACCGTTGTGCTGCAGGGCGGCGGAGACCCGGGCGACCTGGAGCGTCGCGTGGTTCAAGCCATCGGGCGCCACAGTCACGAGATCGTTCGGATAGTTGCTCGTGAATTGCAATTACAACGTCGGGCTGCATTTTAGCCGCTTCACAAGATACCGGACGGCTGTGGTCCGAGCCTTACCTCTCCGCGAGTGAGTAATCGATGTTTGCAGTGTACGGCGAAATTGTTTTCGAGCTGTTGGGCTCTCCGGATGCCTTCGAGTCCACTCGAACCTGGGCATACGCAGAACATCGCGTGGTCGAGGACCGGCCCAAGTTACAATGGCTCGCAGCCGACCTCGAAACGCTTGAACTGGAGTTTCACTTTCATAGTTCCTTCACCGATCCGGCAGCGCAAGCGGCGGCGCTGACCGCGGCCGCTGAGGATCATAACGCCCGCGCGCTGGTGTTTGGAAATGGCGTTCATCGCGGGTACTTCATCGTCACGTCGATCCGTACAACTGCGCAACAGATGAGTGCGACCGGCGAC